TGTCTATACAAACCAAGTTCACGGCGATAGTGGCACTTGTGGAGTTGACGAGGTGCAACCATGAGATTGTATACCAATAACGAGGGTGGTTGGGCAGGTACTCAAGCGGATGCAAAGGTTTGGGGTAAGTTCGAACAAGTCGAAGTCCCAACAGATAAGGCTACGCTGTTGGAGTTCTTAAACACTCATGCAGTCGGTGCCGTCGCGACTTCCGTAATCCAGGCAGATCCAACGACGCAAAATCAAATATCACCCATAGATGAGCTTAATCTAAAAGAGGCATTTAAAAATGCGGGCTTAACTAGGGAATATCTTAGAAGGGTTTACGATAAGATAGAGGAGGAAACTGAATGAAGTACCGCGTGTATATATCTCAACTAAACGTTTACACGATCGAAGCGGATAGCGCCGAAGCCGCGCAAGAAGAAGCCACAACAGGACGCATTTGGGATGATGAAGAAGACCCCACACGCGAGTACGAATGTCACATAGATGTAGAGGAGTGTACTGAATGAAAATAGCAACCGTTGATCTTGAGACGTACTGGGCTGTTGGCCACTCGTTGACGAAGATGTCGCCAATTAAATACTGTATGCACCCAGACACAGAGATCATCAGTTGTGCATTTAAGTTTGATAACGAACCAACCGTCGTTGTGTTCGGTGAGCAGGCTGTCGTCGACTACTGCAATAGCGTAGACTGGTCAGAGTATTGGGTCGTTGGGCATAACATGTCTGGCTTTGATGCGATGATCTTATCGTGGCGTCTTGGCGTGAAGCCAAAGCTCTGGGGTTGTACGCTTGCAATGGCCAGACCAATCCATGCAAAAGATGTTGGGCTCTCGTTGGCAAAACTCGTCGCGCACTACTCGCTGGGGTATAAAGACCAGACGGCATTGATCGCCACCAAAGGTAAACACCTATGTGATTTTACTGAGCAAGAGATTGCCGAGATGAAGATATACAATGCTGCCGACGTCGATCAGTGCTACGGGTTATTGCGACGACTCATACCGCAGACCAACAAAGCCGAGGTCAAACTAATCGACATGACTATACGTATGCTTGTAGAGCCGCACTTCAATACAGATGTAGAACTACTTGCTAACACGTTGGCAGAAGAAAGCGCACGCAAACAGGCGATGCTAATCGAAGCCGCACGCCAATTAGGTGTCAAAGAAAGTGGCATGAGTGACGATGAAAGTGCCGAAGCGGCATTGAAACTTTTGTCTAGTTCTGCTAAGTTCGCCACGTTCCTGCGAACCATAGGCGTGGACGTTCCCACAAAGGTTTCTAATACTACTGGCAAAGATATACCTGCTCTGGCAAAGACTGACGAAGCTTTCCTTGCTTTGCAGGAACACGACAATCCGCTCGTCGCTAATGCAGCTCAAGCACGTCTCGACGCAAAGTCCACAATTTTGCAGACGCGCATTCAAGCGTTCATGGCTGCAAGCGACGCACACCCCGACAAACAAGTGCCGATACCTCTGAAATATTACGGTGCCGATACGACAGGTCGATGGTCTGGTTGGGGGTATAATCCACAGAACTTACCACGCGTAAATCCATACAACCCGAAGCCATCTGACGCCTTGCGGAAGTCGCTCGTCGCTCCCGCTGGCCACAAAGTCGTCGTCGCAGATCTGTCAGGGATCGAGCTTCGCGTAAATCATTTCTTGTGGAAAGTCCCTGCAAGTATGGAATTGTACCAAGCTGACCCTGAGAAGGCTGACCTATATAAAGACTTCGCAAGTAAATTGTATGACGTTCCAGTAGACCAAGTTACTAAGGTGCAAAGGCAAGTCGGTAAGGTTGCTCACCTCGGACTCGGGTTTGGTGCCGGACATGTAACATTCCAGAAAGTTGCTAAACTTATGGGCGGCGTTGACATCACAGAACAAGAGAGCCGTGAGATCGTGGAGACATGGCGTGGTTCGTACTCAGAGATCGTGCGTGGTTGGAAAACCTGTCACGCTTGCTTACCCACAATTCTGCGTGGTGCAACAGGTGCGTCCGTCGATCCCTGGGGAATGGTCACGCCGACACCCGAAGGTTTGAAGACGCCAAAAGGATTGATACGCTACCCTGACTTGCGCATTGAACGAAACGAAGACGACAACCGCAAGGAGTTTATGTACGGCAACGGACGTAACAAAGCGCGTATCTATGCCGGAAAGATTGACGAGAATATAGTACAGCACCTCGCTCGGTGTGTGATCGCAGACAACGCGTTAACGGTACAACAGGTTACAGGTTTAAACCCTGCGCTGATGGTGCACGACGAACTTGTATATGTTGTGCCAAACGAGGAAGCGCAGAGCGTACTAGACACAGTGCAAAACGTAATGAGAACACCACCAAACTGGTGGCCAGAACTCGTCACGTGGAGCGAAGGAGATATTGCCGACACATACGGCGACGCAAAATAATGTATTCACATGGTTGCACATGAACGCAATTGATGCTACATACATGTGGACACATTTACCTAGGGAGGGTTAAATGACACAAATAAGTATCTTCAGTTGGAGCTACATCAACAATAAGGTTTGTGGTAGACAAGTTAGGAAAGCAATAAAAACTCGGGCGTGTACCGGACTTAGCCCTCTAACTATTACTAACATCCACAACCGTCCTGTTTCATCGTGGTGTAACACTACATTAGCACCACCGGCGCGCAAATATGACACCGCTATTAATTTTGGATATAATAATTGGCAGATCGCCAATCCGTCATAACATGGAGTTATAATGAATACCGCAAGTGATAATTTAGAAAGCGTAACTGCTGCTTTATTACGAAACCCAGACAAATCAGCCGAATGGCTTAATTTAGCAGACAAATACGCAAAGGCTTACTTAGAAGACCCAAAAATATTTTTACTGCCAACCGCACATGAGTTTTTACGACCAATAATAGTTAGATACTCAAACGATTTAGAAGGACTTACAGAATATATAGAAACAATTCGAGACTCGTTTGACCGAAAAAGTGCTCAGTGGTTAGCAATACAACGCGTGTACCGACGTATTAACGGCAGGCACGTTCAACAACTACGACGTAACCGATCTAATCGTGCCGTCGAAAAAGCAACCGAGCTATTCGGTTCGATTGAGTACCAACTGAGACTACAATGGGTCGCTAACTTAGAAAACGATTGGGCGAAACGACGCTTAGTATTTTTAGACGCACACCGCGATAAATATAAAAATGGGCGTATACCAGAAGATGAAAGAGTAGAACTGTTAGCCGAATTTTGGAATGACATTGATACTGAAATTTATGAAGGGAGATTAAAGAAGTGGAATTAAAACAAGCATGGAGTTACTCTGCGCTGACGTCCTACGAGACTTGCCCACGACGCTTTCAACTCACACGAGTGACGAAGCAAGTTGTGGAACCTCAAACGACAGCAACATTGTGGGGTAACAAAGCGCATAAAGCCCTTGAAGACTTTGCTAACGGCAAGAAACCCCTGCCCGAAGACATGCAGGAATATGGTAAGTACGTGCGTAAGATACAATCGTACGAAGGTAAGCGCATCGTCGAAGAGCGTGTTGCTCTCGACAGCAAACTACGACCCACCACTTGGATGGCCAAAGATGTGTGGGTTCGTGGTATAATTGACATAGGCGTTATCGGTTCAGAACGAGCCTATGTACTTGATTGGAAGACAGGCAAACATAGGCCAGACTCCGATCAGTTAAAACTTTTTGCTGCATTAACTTTCGCTTTATACCCATGGATTGAGTCTGTTGTTACAGGTTTTATCTGGTTGAAGGCGGGAAAGTTTGACAAAGAGGTGTTTACACGTGCACAGTTACCAGAGATATGGAATGATTTTTCGCCACGATTAGAAAGATTAGCTGTATCACATGAGAAAGATAAGTGGCTACCGAACCCCTCGGGATTATGCAAAAATTGGTGCCCAGTTGGCATGAAGTTATGTGAGTTCTGCGGAAAATAGAAACATTATAGAAAGTCACGGACTATAGAATGTGACAGATAAAGGGAAATACGGTGCAGGATAATAAGCAACCGCAAAAAGATTTAACGGAACTAACAAATGAGGAAATATATGAACACGGCACGATGTTGGAAACAGTCACGCCACTGGAAAATGAGTTGTTGCGTAGATTAGAATACTACATACAAACTTACGGTGACTACCTTGGAAGGTATAACCAAGAGGACATTTTATGACACCCGAAGGTAAAGTTAAAAAGAAGGTCAAAGAGTACCTACAATCTATTGGAGCGTGGTATTATATGCCAGTATCCAATGGGATGGGTCGCTCTGGTTGTCCTGATATACTCGTTTGTTATAAAGGATTATTTATGGCGTTCGAAACAAAATCCCCAGGGAAAATCAAGAATGTAACACCTAACCAAGAACGTGAAATTAATGCGATTACATCTGCTAACGGGTTAGCACGTGTTGTCGACGACGTAGAACAAGTAAAGGAATACATACGTGAAAAAATCAAGCAAACAGGAATTGAAGACCAAGAAAGCGTACAACGCACGCCCTGATGTAATGAAGCGTCGCGTCGCTCAAAATAAAGCCAGGAGGCAAGCGATAGCGGCCGGTAGAGCCAAGGTGGGAGACGGCAAGCACGTCGATCACATCAAACCTTTGAAGGCCGGTGGTAGCACAAAGAAATCAAATACTCGTGTCATATCAGCAAGTAAAAACCAAGGGTGGCGCGGTAGACAACCGGGCATGTACACGAAAAAGAAATGACTAGAGACTACAACGTCGGCAAGTCCGACTACTCCAAACGACGTATTCAGCCGTGGGATATATGGCTCGAGTACAAATTAAATCCTTGGGATGCAGACATCATTAAGCGCATCCTTCGCGATAAAGGCGAACGTCGCCTAGATTATGAAAAAATTAAACACATCTGCGATGAGCGCATCAGACAGATAGATGAAGGAGAACACAATGTTGGTTTGGCCACAGAAGAACGCAATAATATTAAATCTGCGTGACCCAAGCAGTATTCTAAATGTAATTCCTTCCGCAAAACAATTTGCAGTGCGGGGCAAACCACTCGTTGCTGTACCTCACAAAACCACAGAAACAAAAATGCTACGTAACTTAGGGTATGACGCCCCTGCCCCGATACGAGATAATTATAACTGGCCGGGACGCTTCACACCGTTCTTCGCTCAGAAAGAAGCCGCCGCGTTTTTATCTATGAACAAACGTGCGTTCAACCTCAGTGAACTCGGTACCGGAAAGTCGTTGGCGTCGCTGTGGGCTTACGACTACTTACGCAGCATCGGTCAACTGAACAAAGCGTTGGTGGTTTCCCCACTCTCAACTCTTGAGCGGACATGGGCTGACGAGATATTTCAACACTTTCCGCACCTGACATGCTCGGTGCTGTATGGTTCGCGCGAGAAGCGAATTAAGCTGCTGAACACCGACGCCGACGTGTACATAATAAACCACGATGGTGTTAAGATTATCGAGCCCCATCTAAAAGATCGCACCGATATTGACTTGGTTATTCTCGACGAGATCGCGCAGGCTGCTCGCAACGCCGGAACGGATCGATGGAAAACAATCAACCGTGTAGTTAACCGACACAAAAAACCTCGTGCGTGTTGGGGTATGAGCGGCACGCCGACGCCCAACGGGCCGACCGACGCGTGGGCGCAGTGCAGATTAATTGTGCCCGAGAAAGTGCCCCCCTACTTCAATCGTTTCAAAGGGCAAGTAATGAAACAGCTATCCCAATTCCAGTGGATACCAAAACCAGAGGCAACCGATATTGTACATTCTGTGATGCAGCCGTCGGTTCGATTCACGCGGGACGAGTGCGTCGACTTACCACCACTCTTATATGAGACACGCCAAGTCCCCCTGACTAAAGAACAAAACAAAGCATACAAAGAGATGGTATCGCGTCTTCGCGCCGAAGCTGAAGAGGGAGAGATCACAGCAGTCAACGAGGCCGTTAAGATGGGCAAGCTCGTGCAGATTGCGTGTGGAGTGGTTTACGCCAACGACGGCACCGAAGTTACGATACCTTCAAGCCCACGGATAGAAGAAACGCGAAACATTATTAATCAGGCAGAGGGTAAAGTAATTATCTTTGTACCTTATGTATCCTCGGTTAACCGCGTGGCAGAAGAACTGAGTAAAGACTTCTCAGTTGAAGTGATCCACGGCGGCGTAAAGAAATCAGAACGAGATAGAATATTTGGGGCTTTCCAAAAAGGTAAAGACCTAAAAGTATTGGTGGCACAACCTGCCGCCATGAGCCACGGTCTAACATTGACTGCGGCGTCGACAATCGTGTGGTACTCATGCGTGACGTCAAACGAAACCTTTGAGCAAGCTAACGGTCGCATAAACAGACCGGGGCAAAAAATGAACAACTTTATCATTATGTTGGAAGGTACACCTGTCGAGAAGCGCATCTACACTCGGCTCAAAAATAAGCAAAAGATGCAGGGGGCGTTGTTAGATGAAGTTAAAGCTACACGCGCTCGGTTAATTGCTTGACTTGCGTACATGTAAACGCTAATCTGTTTACCTGTATACACATAAGAATGGAAAATAGTACAGATGAATTTACTAAAACCGGACGAAGTTTCTAAGAAACTTGGCATTACTAAGGCGGCGCTACCTGCCCTGCGCCGTCGTGAAGACAGCTTCCCTCAACCCATACGAGTCTCACAGAAAGTTCTACGTTGGGACGAAGCTGATATTGACGAATGGCTTACTGATAAAAAGGAGAATGAACATGGCCAAAATAGGAGAACTGGATGATGTTTCTTTGTTGAAACTATTCATCGGACTGCGTGATCGCAGGGCGCAGCGAAAAGCTGCTTACAACGACGACGACTCTGGCGACAAAGAAAAGCAGAACAAGATCGAGGTGGAGTTCCTACAAAGGTTCCAAAACCGAGGCATAGATAACGTCTCGGCGCGTGAGGTTGGAACTGCTTACAGGTCAACACGTTCGTCTGCAACCGTCGCAGATTGGGATACACTTCTTGACCACGTCAAGGATAACGACGCTTGGGAGATGCTTGAGCGGCGTGTGAACAAGACTGCTGTGGAGCAATTCAAAGCCGTCAACGACGACTTGCCGCCTGGAATAAACTGGTCGGAAACGCAGGTTGTAAACTTTAGGCGTAAGTAATGTTAACTATGGATGATTTGCCAGTAGAAGTTGTGATACTACCACGCGTCTTTACGGCTCGACACTATCAAAATTTGGACGGAGAGAATGTTTGTTCGTCTGACGATGGAGTTGTACCTTCCACATTAGCGACCGAGCCCCAAGCGAAAAAGTGTTTTGTTTGTTTCCAGAACACATGGGGATCTCGCATTACGCCGTTTGGTAAACGAGGAAAGGCTTGCGCAGAAAGCGTGAAGTTAACCCTTCGCTACCCAAATTCTGATTACGCAGAAACGCTCCGAATACCGGCGGCAAGCGTCAGAACATTTAAAGAATACGTAGCGAACGTCAAGNNAGTCAGAACATTCAAAGAATACGAGGCGAACGTCTTGAGCAGAGGCGAAGAGCTCAACCACGTCGTAACTAAAATCGACGTTATAAATATAGATCAACGGCCAACGTTGGCATTCAAAGTTTTACGCTTTTTGGGCGAAGACGAACTTACTACTATCAAACAGCCAAGACAGACGGACAGCCCGTTTGTGTCACTAGATGGCTACACTTATTAATTAAACCCCGAGAGGATATTATAATGGCTACATCAAACGCAGTTCACATTTTAAACAATGTAGAAGCACTATACCCACGTCTGAACACGACGTACAAATACGACACCAAAGCAAACGACGGCCGAGGCCAGTCAGTTCCGTGTGAACCGTTAGACGAAGGTGCGAAGTACGAACTAAACTATCGTATGAACAAAGATCAAGCGGTTGGCTTATATAAAGACATGAAAGCTGCTTACAACGCACGCAAGGCCGCTAACTGGCCAGAGATGCCAACGGCAAAAGAAGTTTTTGAAGTGCAGGAAGATGGCACGTTTGTGGCAAAGTCTAGCTTAAAAGGTTCGTACAACAACGAGCTTACTCGTAAGCCACGCCAGTTTGATGCGCGTAACCAATTACTGCCTGATGATTTTCAGTTAACGACAGGTTCCACAATTAACTCACAGTTGGCGTTGATCCCATACTCATCTAACAACGGCAACGGCGTTTCACTCAGACTGCGCGCAGTGCAAGTTGTGAAATTTAAAGAGGTCGAACAGTCGAGCCCATTCGGTGAAGTTGACGGTTTCAGTGGCTCAGAAGGTGGTGGCTTTGGGGACGACTTCGACGACACACCGGCACCTGCCCCAAAAGTAGAAGCTGTTGCTCCTGCCCCTGCCCCAAAAGAAGTTAAGGCAGACCCGAAGTCTGTTGCGGACTTTGACACGATCGACGACGCTTTAGACAATTTAGACTTTGACGACTGATACAGTTTCAGACTTCGCGGTGGGGGGGTCGTTGCTCGCTCACCAATCTGTTAACACGTATACACGTCAGGCTGAATTATGGATACAGGACAATTCCTCGAACGGGTATTACCCACCGAGGGCAAAAAGGTGCTTACACTTGTCATGCCAACCGACAATGGCGGCAGTTGGTTTAAGTACAAAAGCTTCGATACAGCGCAACAAGCTGCCGAAGCCGCGATCGCGTACGACGCGCAAGGCGAGACTGTTTACTTTGCGGTTAACTCTTTCGGGGATTGGTACCACGACGAGCTAAAAGATAAGAAGCGCATCCGCACACAATCAAATGTACATGCTTGTCGTAGCCTTATTGATGACTTTGACGTCGATAGCGACGACGATAAGAAATACGCAACGCGACAAGAAGCCTTGGGTGACATAATAAAACTAGCACAAACACTAAGACTTACCCCGACGATCACATCGTCAGCTGGTGGCTACCACGCGTACTTTCACTTAGATAGCGACGTGGATAAAACAACATGGGAAGAACTTTCCGCACTCAAACGCGATGTCTCCGCACACATGAACATGAAGGCCGATCGAGCTGTTGATATGGATAGCTCTCGGATTTTACGTCCAATAGGTACACACAACCGCAAGACAGATACACCAGTGCCTGTTGTTCTGGTTAAAGAAGGAAAGACTTACTCAGTAGATAAAGTACGAGAAACCTTACAGAACTACATCCGAGACAACGAAGTACAGCCCGCCCCCACGAACAAAAAACACGGGGAGCCGAGCCCGTTTAGTGTGTTGTCTGGAAATTTTCCGACATCTGACGCCGATCTCGTTGCGAAAAACTGTGCCGCCGTGCGTGAGTTTAAAGAAAGTGGTGGTAATATTAGTGAACCCCACTGGCACCGCGCCATTGGTATCGTTAAGTTTTGTTCGGACGGCGAAGCCGCAATCCACAAGTGGTCAGAAGGCCATGCCAATTATAGCGAAGCTGAGACACAAGAGAAAATTGACGAGTGGACAGTTGGTCCAACATCCTGCGTCGAGATGGACAAACACATCGGCTGTCGAGGAGCCTGTCCGTTTGCAGACAAGTGCAAATTTCCGCTCTCGCTTGGGTACTCAGAAACGGTCAAAAGCAAGGAAGAAGAAAGCGTCGTCGTCGACGGTAACGCAGGTGCAACGACTGTTATCGAGGGTCAGTCCATACCATACTGGCCGAACAATGGGTATCGTTGGAACGGCGCTGCACTCTCCAGGTCGATCACGGACGACGACGGCGTAGTTCATTGGCGTCCGTTTTGCCGATCGTTCATCTACCCAATCAACAGAATTAAAGACAGCGAGGGTACGTGGGTTGTGCATTGGCGAGCGAAAGAAAAGAACGGGAAGTGGCGCGAGTTCTTTATGCCCACAATGGAATTGGCCTCCACGGATTTGATGGCGAAGACCTTCGCAGCTAACGAAATCTTTTTAATGAGGACTAAAAACGCGAGGAATGATATGGCCGAATTTGCAGAAGGTTTGATTGAGACACTACAGGCTTGGAAAATAGAAACAAAAACCTTTAGTCAGTTTGGGTGGCTCAAAGACCGAACCGGTTTTGTAATAGGTACAAATGTAATCACAGCAGACGGCGAAGACGAAGTCTTGTGTGACAGCGACATCCCACGAGATATAGCAGTGGACTTTGGTACGAGCGGTACGCTCGACGAATGGATTTCGAACATAGATAAGTTGTACAATAGGCCAGGCGCAGAACCATTTCAGTTTGGTTTATGTCACTCTATGGGATCAGCCCTTGTAGAGTTGATGGGTAGTAGTAACTGGCACGGCTTACCCCTAGCATTCACAGGACATGGTGGTACTGGTAAATCTACTGCCGCTAAGATTGCTTGTGGATTCTATGGCAACCCAGAGTTCATGGAACGCCAGACAGGGGAGCAAGGTTCCACGTTGAATGCGGCGATTAAACGTATCGCTATCATGGGGTCTGTACCTATGTTACTTGACGAGTTTTCTGGC